GACCTCGTCGACCGCGCCGTCGATCTGACGTCGGTCCGCCACTTGTTCACCCTGTACGACGAGCGCTCGAGGGCCTACGCGGCTTACAGCCGCCAGCGGCTCGTGAAGGGGTCCAAGGGCCAGAAGGTCGCGAACCCGGTCTACAAGGTCGCGCGCGCGATGCAGAACGAGATCCGCCAGCTCGAGCAGCAGTTCGGGATCGGGGCGCGGAGCCGGCGGGCGCTGGGCATGACGAACCAGGACGAGCCGACGCTCGAGGAGATGAACCGCGAGCTTGACGTCGACTTTTCGGATCCGCGTCGATGACCGCGACCGCCGCCGTCCGCGGACGCCAGCAGCGCGGTGCGCCGGCGCTGACGACGCTCGGCCCGTGGGTCTGCGCGTGGATCGAGCAGAAGCTCGTCCACGGCGAGGGCGACTGGGCCGGCCAGCCGTTCCGGCTACGCCCGTTCCAGCGGGAGTTCCTCTGGCGCGCCTACGAGGTCGACTACCCGTCGGGCGCGCGGCGCTACCGGCGCGTGCTCTGGGGGCTGCCCAAGGGCCAGGGCAAGACCGAACTCGCGGCGGCTGTCGGCTGCACCGAACTAACCGGGCCGGTCATCTGCGCCGGGTTCAAGGACGGCCAGCCGATCGCGGTCCCGCGCCGTAGCCCGAACATCCCGGTCGCGGCGACGTCGCTCGAGCAGGCCGACCTCCTGTTCGGCGCCGCGCGCGAGATGATCCGCGGCGGCCCGTTGCGGTCTTTCTGCGAGGTCTACGACGAGGAGATCCTGCTCAAGGGCCGGCCCGGTCGGTTCTTCCGGACGGCGGCCGTTAGCGGCTCGAACGATGGCGGGCGGCCATCGTTCCTGTGCGGCGACGAGCTGCACGAGTGGACGGGCCGCAAAGAGCGCGTGCATTTGATCCTGAGCGGCAACGTCGCCAAGCGCGCGGAGGCTTGGGAGCTGGACATCTCGACTGCAGGCTGGGACCGGAATACGCTCCTCGGCCAACTCTACACGCACGGGAAGCGCGTCCAGGAGGGCATCGAGGAGGATCCGACGTTCCTGTTCGACTGGCGCGAGCCGAGTTTCGAGGTCGACCTCTCGGATCTCGGCCAGGTCCGCAAGGCCGTGCTCGAGACCAATCCCGCCGCGGGCGACTTCCTGCCGATCGACAACATCCTCCGCCGCTTGCGCCAGATCCCCGAGCACGAGTTCCGCCGCTACCACCTGAACCAGTGGGCGCAGCCGCCCGAGCGCTGGATCCCGCCCGAGCTCTGGGCGGCCGCCGGGCGGCCCAAGCAGCGGATCCCCGACGGGGCTAAGGTCGTGCTCGCGCTTGACGGCTCGTTCAACCGCGACTCGACGGCCCTCTGGGCGGCGAGCGTCGAGCCGATCCCACACCTTGAGCTGCTCGGGGTATGGGAGAAACCAGAACAGGCACCGCCGGCCTGGAAGATCAACCGCGAGGACATCATGACGGCGATCGAGGGTGCGGTCGTTCGGTTCCAAGTCGCGGTCCTCGGCTACGATGACACGTTCGGCCGGCTCTGGGCAGTCGACATGGAGGCGCTCCAGGCGAAAGGGGTCAACGTCGCCGAGTGGCCGACGCGCTCGATCTCCCGGATGGGGCCAGCGTCGGGCGCGTTCTACGGCGCGCTCAAGGATCACAAACTGACGCACGATTGTGCGCCGGAGGCCGCGCGCCATATTGCTAACTGCGTGGGCAAGGCGACGCGCTGGGGGATCGTCCCGACTAAGAGCTCCCCGGACTCTGCGGAGCGGATCGACGTCGCGGTCGCTGCGATCGTAGCTCACGACCTCGTGCAGCGGCAGCTCGGGAGCCCCGGCGGGCCCTGGGTCATCGCTGCGATCGTTTAGGAGGCGAATATGAGCGTTTTCGACCGGATGGCCGGGTTTGTCCGCGATCTCGCGGGTCGCGCCCGATCGAAGGGCGTTTCCATCGTGCGGGAGCGCGACGGCATCGACGAGGATCCGCCGTTCTACGAGATCGGGGCGTCCCAGATGCTCGCCTACGGCCAGGTGACCGGCCTCGACTCGAACGTCATCATGGCGCCCGTCGCCTGGATCATGCGCACGTTCGTCGAGGCGGTCGCGCGCGTGCAGCGACGTGTCGCGCCCGAGGAGACGGGCCAGCTCCCGACCTGGCAGCCCGTCATCGACCATGCCGCCGAGCTGCTCCTCGCCGAGCCGAACGAGTTCTACGACGGCGACGCGCTCTGGCAGGCGACGCTCATCAGCTTTGTGCTCGGCGGGAACGCCTACTGGCAGAAGGTCCGCGACGACATGGGCGAGCCGCGCGAACTCTGGTACCTGCCGCATTGGATGGTGACGCCCAAGTACCCGATCGACGGTAGCCGCTACGTCGACTATTACGAGTACCGGCCGCTCGGCTCGAGCCAGCCGCGGCGGCTCCCGGTTCGCGACGTCGTCCACTTCCGTTTCGGTCTCGACCCGCGCGACACCCGGATGGGCATCTCGCCGCTGCGCCCGCTGCTCCGCGAGGTCGCGACCGATGATGAGGCCCAGATCTTCTCGGCGGCGATCCTCCGCAACATGGGCGTCCCCGGGCTGCTCGTCTCGCCCAAGGAGAACGCGCCGCGGCCGACCCAGGCCGACGTCGACCAGATGAAGGCCTACATGCAGGCCAACTTCACCGGCAGCCGGCGCGGCGGGGCGCTGGTCCTCGGGACCCCGACCGACGTTAACCAGTTCGGGTTCGACCCGAACAAGCTCATGCTCGCGAACCTCCGCGACATCTCGGAGGAGCGGGTCTGCGCGATGCTCGGGTTGCCGGCCCCGGTCGTCGGGTTCGGGTCCGGGATGCAGGCGACCAAGGTCGGGGCGACGATGCGCGAGTTCGTGAAACTCGCCTGGGTCCAATGCCTCTCGCCGATCCAGACATCGCTCGCCCGCCAGGGGACCCGCCAGCTCCTCCCGGACTTCGTCTCGCAGACGCGGCGCTACCGGATCAAGTTCGATACGACCGAGGTCGCCGGGTTCCAAGAGGACGACAACCAGGCCGCCGAGCGCGCCTCCAAGCTGGTGCTCGCGGGGGTCCTGCGCGTGGATCGGGCGCAAGCGATGCTCGGCCTCGAGGTCGACGACACGCAAAAGGTCTACCTCCGGCCGTCGACGTCGACGGCGGTTGACGAAAAGGGGAACGTGATCGAGCCGCCCAAGCCGGAGCCGATGCAACCGCCGGCGGGCGCGGACGGGCAGGATGGCGCGCCGCCAAAGAATCGGGTCGCAGAGCAGCTCGCGAATGGCAGCAACGGTAACGGCAATGGGGCCGCGGCCGAATAAGGTCGACTCTCACTCTCGGGGGACCACATGGCGGACACGATGGCGACGGGGAAGCGGTTCAAGCTCAGTGAGTACATCAAGGACGGCAATCTGGCCCGCGTCCTGCGGAATGAACTCGCCGAGCTCAAGGGCGACGACCTCGCCCTCGCGCAGGAGGCGATCATCGAGGTCGCCGGGACGGGCGTCCCGGGCAACTTCGAGCAGCTCGTCGATTCTTACCGCCAGGCGATCGCCCGCCAGATCCACCCCGAGCGGAAGCTGCTCAAGAATCCGCAAGTCGACCGCGGCATTATCAAGAACCCGCAGCTCGCGGCGCACCTCGACAAGGAGCTCGTTGACGTCACCGCGGACGAGCTGGCGGCGGTCAACAAGCGCCTCAAGGCGATCATCGAGGAGGCCAGGAAGTGCGTGACCGTCACGACGGAGGGCGGGGTCAAGTACGTCCGGCACGAGGGTTCGGAGATCTGCCGGAGCCACGAGCAGAGTCACCCGACGATCGCCGTCGAGGATAAGCACCCGTGCGGCTATTACCGGCCGCCCGAGGATTGGCGGGAAATGCTGCGCCTCGAGGTGCGAAAGGCGCTCAACCGATAGGAGGGCAGGATGCCGCTCCCAAAGCCGAATAGTGGCGAGACGCGGAAAGACTTCGTCTCGCGCTGCATGGGTTCGCAAGCCTCGCACGAGATGCAGGGGACCGACGAACAAAAGGTCGCCGCGTGCGAGCGCCAATACGACGAGGCCAAGGCCGCCGGCGGCGAGCTTGAGCTCAAATCGCTGGGGCCGCTCGAGGTCAAGGACGCCGAGCAGGGCGCGGTCGAGGCGATCGTGGCGACCCTGGGCCAGGTCGACAAGGACGGGGACGTCATCCTGCCGGGCGCGCTGCCAACGGGGGGGGCCAAGGTCAAGCTGTCCGGCTACGGCCACGACGTCGTCATGTCGCGTCAGGCCCCAGTCGGCAAAGGCGTCATCGCCGAGGAGGGCGACAAGCTCGTTTTTCGCGGCCGGTTTTTCATGACGACCGACCGCGGGCGCGAGGCGTTCCATACGGTCAAGGAACTAGCCGCCGACTCCGAGTGGAGTTTCGGCTTCCCGCCCCAGGTCAAGACGGGG